CGTTGCGCTCTCGGTAGGTAATCTTTCCGTCTTTTGCCAGAAACAAAGTACCAAACTCAGAGTTGGCTACAAGCTGCAAATACTCAAGGGTACCTGTGCCCTCAGCCACAACATTGTCAAGCATTACAGAGTTGCCAGGGTCAATGTCCCTTTGGTCAGCTGGCCAGTCAACTTCTGGTCTGTCTAATACTGTGTTGATTCTGGCACCCGACAGCTCTGAGTTAGGGGTAAATTCCTCAAGACCCGAGTTAGCCAAAACGGACAAAGCATCTGACACTTGTATCTGGACAACAGACTGCTTGCCAGGTTCGTACTGAATGTCAAAGTCGTCAATAAATCCTCTAAACACAGGCACATCGTTAGCAGAAACTCTGACTGATCGTCTAGGAATTAGTTGGCCAAAATAAGGACCATTTGCATAAAGGGGGTCAAACTCTCTATCAGAGTTGTCAACTGTGATTGTGACGATACCAGCGTCAATGCGGTCAAGGGCATTGTTCTTGCCTCGCCTGACAGTTGTAGTGACAAGGCGTGGGGTGATGTCAAAGAATCTTTCGCCACCAAGCGTAAAATCGGTGTTGTCTAAGATGCCTCTAGTTGCGCTATCTAGCTGAAAAGAGTATGGGTCACTCTGGCCAAGGTTTAGACCAAGCTCAACTTTGACTGAGGGGGCTGCCACTATGCACCCTGCCAGACGGCACCAGAGGTACGCTCGTAGGCCTTGATGGCGTCAACAATAGCCTTACCGATAGTTGCACCAGAGCCAACACCGCCGTCAACATTTATGTTGTAGACAGTCTGCTGTGCGCTTGTACCAAATAGGCTTTCTGTTCCTGTTTGTGCAATCTGGCCAGATAGGTTGCCAAACTCTGCGTATCCAGCGTTGATTGCTGATAGCCCACCGGCACCACCCATAACTAGACCTTCAGCTAAGCGAGCACCTGCCATTGGACCAGCAGAAATAATCTGTTGTAGCAATGCTGGGTTTAGACCCATAGTTGCCAAGCTCTTTACATTGGTTGCAAATGAGCGTAGGCGAGTTAGTAGCTTCTCCATGTTGCGAGTAATAGCGTTTGTAGATCCACCAAGCTGAGTTAGGTCAAAGGCACCAAGGATTGAGTTTTTGATTCCTGCAAATGTATTCTTTACTGAGTCAGCGAATGACTGATAAACACGCTCACGCTCGGCAAGGGCGGCAGCCTCAGCGGCAGCAGCAGCGGCTTGAGCAGCAGCTAGTTCGGCAGCAGCCTGAGCAGCGGCCTGAGCTGCTGCAGCGGCGTTTTGTGCCATCTCAGCCTGACCAGCGGCAGTCCTATTGAAAGCTGCTTGTCGTCTTTCAAGACCCTTTGGCGTAGAGATTTTGGCAAGCTCTTTTTGGAAAGTCTTTTTAGTAGTTGCAGTGTTTAGAATCAGGTCTGCAAATCCAGCACTTACACCTGCGTTTAGTAGCTTTGTCTGTCTGGTAGCAAGCACTCCCTCACGCTTTAGAACTGAGCTGACAGTTTGTGAAGCAGAGCCACCGCCGGCAGTAGAAGCCGATGGCATTGAAACTGATGGGCTACCAACAGTCGGTACTGGTATTGGCTGACCAGTTCTCTGATTGTAGGCATAGTCGTCTAATACTGAGGTACGACCAGGCTTAGGCAAAGCCCCAGCAGCTGCATTGAGCTTCTTGATTGCATCAGTTGCAACCCCATACTTACCTGCTGCCCACTCGGCATCATGTCCGGTCTTGAGAACTGAGTCGCCAAAGCTCGTGACAACTGGCGTAGTAGTTCGGTAAGAACTGTCCACCTCGGTCATGCCAGCGACAATCAGCCCGATACCAGCTACAACTGCAACAAAAGGAATAAGCTTCAATGCTGAACTAAAGATGTTTGTCGCAACAGTTGCCAGTGTCATGCCAGTAGTAGTTTGCGCCAGCCACCACTTGTTGACTGATAAGGCGACATTGGTGATTCCGATAGCCACCTGCATTAGCTTGTATGCAGTGTTTAGGGCAAAGATAGCTGTCACAACCTGAATGATTGTGGCTGCGTTTTGTGCAAAAAACCTTGTCAAGTCAACAATAGTTTTAGTTAGTGCAGGCCAGTCAACAGATGCGATTGCTGTCTTTAGCTCTTGACCTAGCTCTCTGGCAAGTTCCTTGATTTGAGGCAATGCATCGGTGATTGCCGGAATGAGCATGAGTCCGATGTCTTTGGTTAGGTTGTCAAACTCTGTGCTAATGGTCTTTAGCTGGTTGCCAAGAGTGTCCTGATACTTTACAAAGTCGCCCTGCTGAACTGTTGTCTGAGCCAAGATTGCACTGTAAGAGGCCATCATCTTTTGCTGGGTACTTAGAGGGCCAGTGCCATCGTAGATACCCATGTTGAGGGCTTCTTGCTTTAGTCGAGCGTCATCAAGGAAAACACCGAACCTTCTAAGGGGCTCGGACTGACCCATAAGACCAGACTGAATAGCGGCAAGTGCCTCGGCAGTTGGCACATCGTTGAATGAACCCAGGTCACCAGCAAGCTGAACCATCGTGGTTGAAAACTTTGCAGCTTCCTCTGCACCAAGCCCTGCACCAGTAGCAAACAAGCCAAAGGTTTTAGATGCTTGTAAAGCCTCAGTAGCACTTAGACCTGCTGACTGTGCGGCTTGCTCTGCAAACGCTTGTACGCTCTTAGCTGCTTCTCCAAAGACTTGGTTGACACCCTCAAACTCTGCCTCAAAGTTAGATGCAGACTTTACAGCCCTACCGAGTAATGCTGTGCCAGCAACAATGGCTGTTCCAGCAATAGCGAAGTTTCTACCTAGTGATCCAATAGAGGTCTGGAGCTTGGCAAACTGTGCGTTGGCTTGCTTTAGGCCTTTAGGGTCAAAGCTAGTAAGGATGGGTATTCTAATTGCCATTAGCGAACCTTAAGTTTTTGGTTGATTTTTGCGGTGTAAGTTTCAAGTGTCTTTAGCATGTCCTGAGCAATGCCCTCTACCTTGCCAGCTACTGCTGGGTAGATGTAGCGTGATGGCACTTTGCCTAGATTATCGGTCATGCCCTTACCCTGTCCGTTGATGCGGTATGAGAACTGACGGCTGTTGCCACGCCTTACAACTGGTCTTGACCTAGTTGGATTCTGACGACCTGAGCCACCTCTGCGACCAATACCCTTGTATTCATACGGCAAGCGTGGGCCGTGTTGCATTGTGCGCCTACCAGCCATGTCGGCGATTTCAAGACCAGCTGCATCGCCTGGTGAGATAACCTCAAGCCTTACTAGAGAATGTGTGTTGTTGAGTCTGTGCTGTCTAAGGTCTAGGTTTGCCTTTACAACTGCCCCTGCAAAGCGTGTGCGACCATAGTGATTCATGCCAGATAGAGGTGCAGTCTTTGGCAGGTTAGCTCTAATAGCCGTGACTGCTGGCTCGGCAATACGCTTGATGTCTTTGCGAAGCTCTCTAATGCTTCCTGGCTGGACAGCATCGAGAAGTTGCAAGGTTTCCTTTACACCTTCAATGCGGATTTGCGTAGTCACAGGACTCCTAGATAGATAACTTCTCTAATTCTACCCAAAAGAAAAACCCCCTTTCGGGGGCTTATCTTTTAGAGCTTCGGCTTTGATTCTTGAAAATCAAATACCGGCTGATTGTCCAGAGCATTCGTTCATCGAGTTCTAACAACTCTCTGGGGCTAATGCCAGTTTCGACTGCCAGAGATGCTATGAACCAATGAGCTGATTGATCCCCTAGACCCTTTATGCTTTTGGGTCGTCAGAGGCCGAAACGGAGAGAACTCCGTCAATCCACTCATCGAATGTCTTAGCAGTTGCCTTGGTGCGTGTTTCACTTGCCCAAGCTAGGAAAAGCAGGTGAGTGATTTTGAGGTCTTTGTCTAGGTTTGCAATGGAGATGTTGAAGTGTGACTCAAACTTCACCATGTCAGACGCTAGGCAGGTGACCTCTTTAGTTTCACCAGGCTTGTCGCTGAACTCTACTTGTAGGTTTATTTTCATGCTCTTAGCTTACTACGCTGCTGTGGCTCTGGTGACTTCGCCAGATACAGGCCAAGTGACAGAGAGGGTAGCTAGGTCGCCAACTGCACCGGCAAATGGCTGGTACTGGGTGACTAGGGCAGTGAAGCGGTACTCAGGGTTTGTTGCGGTGATTGTGCCTGAAGTAGGTGCAATCTTTACTGCAACTGTTGAACCCATAAGTGGGAATAGTAGAGCGTCAACTGATCCTGCTCCGAAGTCCTGGTGGAAGTCTAGGGATACAGATGCATCCTTTAGGCCACCGATTCTGGTGCGGTAAGTCGAGCCAAATGCTGTGGTTTCTACTTCGTCAGAAGTAATGTCAAGAGTCACAGAAGCGATGTCCTCGCTTAGTACGGCTGTGCCGATTGTAATCTTGTAGTCTTGTGCGTAAAACTTTGCCAATTTATTCTCCTAGTTTGCTATGACTGTGACTGTGAAGTCAGCAGCCAGGTATGTGTTGTCGCTGATTGTCAAAGACCCAACTGAGTCCATTGACACTACTCGGCAATCGTAGGCATTACCACCGAGAGTCTTATCTGATTCTACTGCATACTTGACACTACTTGACCCAGTAGAAATGTAGGCATCAAGCCGTCTTTGTGCTTCTCTTTCGGCAACCCTGCCGACTATGACAGTGACTGTAAACATGTAGCTGGTCATGCCTTGGGCATAGGCCCTGTCGTAGGTGACAGAGTTTAGAGCGACAATAGCAATAGGGGGGTTAGGTAGATCAGGAACCTCAGCCGCTGTTCTAAGCCCTGGAATGGTTGCAAGATTGTTGGCTAGGCCCTGCCTAATTAGGCTGATGCTCATTAGCCGAAGTTCCTCATAATTCTGTAAGGCATAAGCAGTTGCTCAACATCTGAGTCTAGGAATCGGCTAACTCTGATTGCTCCCATGTCGCCAAACCCAGCAACACCCAGCGGTGAGTCTAAACGCTTGAAAAGTCTTGATGCCTGAATGATGGTGGCTTGCTTGACGGCAGTAGGTACAGTAGGCCAGCCCCAAGTGCCGGTAATCCTTACAAGTGCCTGATAGTCAACAACAGGCCAAGAGTAATCGTTGATTGCCCTGATGCCTGTAAATGGTGAGTAGAGTCCATCTGCTCTGCCGTTGACTGGCTCAAGCTGATAGTCGGTGACCTTCCACTCTGTGTAAGTGTCGCCAATCTCATCTGTTGACTCAACCTTGGTGACTGTAATTGCATCATCAATAATTAGGTTGATAGCATCGGTGGCTGCGTAGTTTCTTACAGCGGTGCCAGCGTTGGAAAAGGTGCGAGCTGTGAAGCCGTCAATCATTCTTGAGGCTGACTCGATAGCGGTTTCAAGTAGGGTGTCATCCATACTGTCTGTGATGCGTAGGGCACTTTTGACATCTAGGAGAGTTGCGTAGCCGTTTGTGATTGCCATAATGCCTCTAGTCTATCTGCTAATTAGTATCCCAAGCTGTGCCTCGGTTTGCCCTAAACCACTCTACTGTTTCGGCAATACCCTCAGACAACGGCTTGAAGCTTGCAGGATCAACTCCAATAG